TCATTTAAACGTTCTTTCAAAATAGTAGCCGTCGTATCAGGATCTTCAGACAATACATCAAAATCAGCCACCTTTTTGAAATGCTTTTGCTGGTTTTTGGGCATATAATTCGAATACATTGACATTGCATACCCTCCGAAAAATACTACCCCTTGTTCTATAAATGTGTTTTTTATCGTTTCAAATATAATATCTTCGTCCGCTTTATTTTCCATCTCTCTCTGAAAATCCCTCGTATCACAATCCTTACCATGTAAGGGGTAATGTTTATTTAATAATGCCAATCTTTTTGCGACTTTTTCCCAACGACTAGTATCCCCTGACGGCCTCGATAATTCTAAATACATGGACATTCTTAAAAAATTGGGCGGAGCATATAATATTCCCGCCACCTTTATTGCATCCTTTTTTAATTCGTTAAAAATATCTTTGTGTAAATAGGTAATGTCTGCGACTGGAATGAAGTTGACGAATACTTTAAATGTTCCTTGATGCACTCCCGGTTTTCCTTCTACTTCTATAAATCCCGCTTTTACATAAATATCACACAATTCTTTGGTGTCTTCCAAAGCATTTGGGCTGTAAAAATCATAATCGGGTAATTCTATATCTGTGTTATAAAATTGATCTGATTTGGGTAAAATCGCGTTAATTGCTATACCTCCATAAGGAATTAACTTTTTATGTCTTATAAAATTCTCTACTATTGAAAATATTTGCTTGATATCAGTAGAATTGACTGCCATCTTTCCTACCTTTTTTTCAGCTTCATCAACGGCATGTCTTAATATTGTCAACTCACATTCCTGAAATGTCATTTTTGTATCACATATGTTTTGTTTTTGATGTTTTGATTGTTTTTGTTGTTTTGATTGTTTTTGGTTCTTCATATATAATGCATAGAATTTATCTACGCATTATATTTTTATTTGTATTGGTTTTGTTTTTGTTTTTTATTATAATGGATAAAGGGGATATGGCATGGGGTATGGGTATGGATATGGATAAGGATATGGTATTGGATGTGGGTCATCTTTGGGACAAGGATAAGGCATGGGGCTAGGTTTGGGATGAGGCATCGGATCGGGTTGTGGATGAGGATAAGGCATAGGACGTTGTATAGGTCGTTGTGGTTTATCTTTAGTAGGTTTAGGTAAGGGGGGTGGTAAAGGATGATGAGGATGATAAGTATCTCGATGGTGATGAGACATCAAATAAGGAATGAAATAATGATTTGGAAACGATATCGGTTGTGGAATATAGGGAGTATCACTATAAACGCGATTGGGATTTTGTAGGAAAACGTAGGCGTTAGTCGAAGTTTTCTGGATTAAGCTCCGTAACGTTAGTGAAGGAGCTTTATAAGCGTCAGTATAATAAGAACACCTTTGGATTGATTTTGATACTAAACTCATAATGCTCTTCATGTATGTTTCTTTTCAGTTAGTCGGTATATTATTTACATCACTACTTTTATGTTGTTTATAGTATTTATAGTATTTATATATCAAATTTGTAATAATCTGAAGTAATAGTCCTTGTAGCATAACTGAGCGCTGGATTTTGTGGCGGTGGTGTAGGAATAGTGATTGGAATATATCTCAACTTTTCAGGCTTTAGAACAAATGAATATCCGCTTTTATCGAAGAAAGCAATATTCTCTTCTAGATTTACATCAAATGATTGATATCGCATCGCTACCAATTGACTCCCCGTTTCTCTACAAACTATTCCACTTGGATTATCTGGACTGATTCCTTTATCCGGCATAGCAATTGTCATATTTCTTTTATTGTATTCTTGTAATTCATTCAAATCAGGCGTGTTTATAACATCATAATAGCGTAATGCACGCATAAACATACTGCTACTTGTCATATTCACATATTCATAAAAATCACGATTTTCCATGAAAGCGGTACCACATGATTTGTCTACTACTACTATAATGCGACCATTTAAATCTAATATGGGTACATCCCCTAAATTATGTCCATCATTTTCAAAACTATATTCTGGTCCCAAAAATAAATTGTCGTAATTGTTTTTAAACATATCCGCTAAATTTTGAAGCATGGCTTGATTCGTCGATTTTATTCTTAAATGAATAATAAGGCAATCATTCGCTTTTCTATCCGCCGTGCCTGTGTTAGGAAATGCATAATCTGATATCACTTTCATCACATCAGAGAACATAACATAATTATATGTCTCCTTTACAAAATCACTATCTGATGTCGATGTCGCCACGATTGGATCATTTCCTATAGAATATATCTCAAAATCAAGTGCTCTACATCCTTGATTTATCACATTTATTAAATTACACGTAGATACATAATCGTTTTTATAATCACCGCCGCTACAGCAGTTATAAGCCGTTTTGCAATAATAATCTTTGAATGTATATTTGCAATTCGGGTCTGAACTATTAAGCGGTTTTATAAATACGTTTTTTGTTGAATATAATGAATCCATAAAAGAACACTCTCTTTTTAATAATCCTGACAAGTAAAAATGATATACTATAGCCAAAATACTGACAACTAATATCATTGCAAATATTATGTTAGCTGCAAAATCTTCATTCATATTTTTAATCGCATTCCATGATTTCTCCATTACTGATTTATTCTCCTCCATCTTATCTTATCTATATAATATGGAATATTTAAATTTGTTGTGTATTTGACTTATATTTGTTGTATTGTATTTGTTGACTAATATAATTTATTTTCAAATCAGTTAAATATAAATTATTTGTATAATATAACCGATTAAATGGCAGGAGGATTAATGCAACTCGTCGCTACCGGCGCACAAGATATAATATTAACCGGCAACCCCAGTAAAACATTTTTTAAATCAACGTATGCTAAATATACCAATTTCGGGATGCAAAAGTTCGTGGTCAATTTTGAGGGATCAAAAACACTGCGATTATCAGAAGAGTCCTACTTTACTTTCAAAATACCCCGATACGCTGATCTATTGATGGATTGTTATTTGTCCGTTGAACTCCCTAATATCTTTAGTCCCATCATGCCTCCACAACAAATTAACCCCGATTGTTCGAATGCGGATGATGGACGTTGGATTCCATATCAGTTTAAATGGATCGAAAATATAGGTGCCAAGATGATTTCGAAAATTGAGATTACATGCGGGAATCAAACCCTACAGGAATTTTCGGGAGATTATTTACTGGCAGCAGTTCAGCGTGATTTTACGGCGGAAAAGAAGGCGTTGTTTGATAAAATGACTGGAAATGTTCCCGAATTAAATGACCCAGGCAATGCTGGAACACGCGTAAATAGTTATCCGAATGCTTATTACACACCTAATCCTGCGGGTGCGGAACCTTCTATTCGCGGTAGAATATTATACATCCCTTTAAATGCATGGTTTGGGTTAAAAACACAAATGGCGTTCCCTTTAGTATCATTGCAATACAATGAATTACATATAAACATTACGATGCGTCCAATTCAGGAGTTGTTTCAAATTCGTGATGTATTAGATTCAAATCTTCTAAATGATTACCCATATGTTGCTCCCAATTTTAACAAATATTATATGCAATTTTATCGATTTTTACAGACTCCTCCAGATGTGTCTCTTGATGTCGGATCTTATGTTGATACCCGAACCCTATGGAATTCCAATATCCATTTAAATTGCACGTACGGATTTTTGTCCAATGAGGAATCCCGATTATTTGCACTTCAGGAGCAGAAATATCTAATAAAACAGGTGAAGGAAAATGTGTTTTATAATGTGACTGGAGCAAACAAGGTGGAACTGGATTCATTTGGGATGGTCGCTAATTACATGTTTTATTTTCAACGCAGTGATGCCAATTTAAGAAACGAATGGTCCAACTACACGAATTGGCCATATAATTATATGCCAAATGATTTGACGCAGGCGCCTACTACTGGTCCTCCAAATGAGACATATCCTGTTATTAGATACGATGCTTCATGTAATCCACATAATGTGCTTATCGGTCCTGGGGTAGATGTAAATGGTCATCTTACTTGTTGGATGCTTACTGGAGATTACAACTTTGAAAACCAAAAAGACATTTTAGTCACCATGGCGTTGCTATTAGATGGTCAATATAGGGAAAATACCCAGCCTGGCGGAGTGTATAATTTCATTGAAAAATACGTGCGCACGAATGGCAATGCGCCCGATGGCTTATGTTGTTATAATTTTTGCATGAATACGAGCCCGTTTGACCTACAACCATCAGGGGCCATTAATATGAGCAGATTTACTACTATTGAGTTTGAATTGACGACGATAGTTCCTCCGTTGGATCCTTTAGCACAATCCATGGTTATATGCGATCCAGCAACTGGACAAATAGTGGGCATTAACAAGCCGACTTGGAGAATTTATGATTACAATTATAATTTAGTTGTGTTTGAAGAAAGAATCAATATGATCACGTTTGTTGGTGGAAATGCGGGACTTACTTATGCGACGTAAATAGCGGATTTGGAGGAAAACGTAGACACTGCGCAAGTGGCACAACAACGTAGTGAGTCGAAGTTTTCAGATTATATTCTGCTGCG